GTGGAAACGACTCCCGTAAATTCCTTGAGTGTGGCCCCGCAATAATTGTGTCTTATGGGTAGGCCAGTTAATCACGACGTTAAGAGGGCGATGGCGGCCACGGGTAAATCCCGAGCCACCGTCTACCTACAGCGTAAGAAAGTGGAGGCCCAGCCGCTCGTGAAGGCGAAGGGCGGCGGGTTGGACGTGGAGATCCAGCGGCTTGAGGATCTGGCAGCGAGCCTAGGCGAATCGGCAAAGGACGACACAAGGGCCGACCGCTCCGAGCTGATCAGCAACTACACAAAGCTAGTGGAAGCCTTGCGTCGAATGAAGGGCGACCGGCCAGACATTGATCAGGCAGAGGGCACGATGGTGCCAGTAGACGAAGCCGACAAGGTACTGGCCGCAAGGGATAACGCACTTGTGCCACTACTCAAAGGGATGGCAAAGCGGTTGGCCCCGATCTGTGCCAATCGCCCAGCGGTTGAGGTGGAGGCCGAGGTCGAGAACGAAGTCGGGCAGATCATGCGCCAGGTTGAGGCAGCTCTGTGACCAAGGCTCAAGAGGAGTTACGCCGACGAGCACGCATACGCTGGCACTACGAAAAGCCGCCAGGGGTGATTGAGTGGGCGGAGAAAAACATCCAGCTAGACAGCAGGCTGACGGCTCGGCCGGGTTTATACAACACGACGTGGACGCCTTACGTGCGGGGCGTGCTGGAAGCACTGGCCGATCCGGGCGTCCATACGGTGACGCTTTGCTGGGGATCACAAACAGGCAAGACGCTGACGCTCGCCATCTGGTTGGCTTATAGAATTGCGAACGATCCCGCGCCTGCACTGCTCGTCATGCCAAACGCGGATCTGGCTAGGTCGTACAGCGAGACGCGACTGACTCCAATCTTCGAGAAGTGCAAGCCGGTGAAGCGACTATTCCCGCAGGATCTGGACGACCTGAAGATCCTAGAGATGCAGTTTGCAACGATGACGCTTTCTCTGGTTGGCAGCAACAGTCCGGCCAATCTTAGTTCACGCCCGATCTGCATCGCAGTTCTGGACGAGCTGGATTCTTTTGCAGCTCCATCTGAAAAGGACGCGGCCGCTTACTCCCTGGCGTTGGAACGGACAAAGGCGTTCCCACAACGTAAGCACGTACTGACTTCGACTCCGACGCTGAACACCGGCGACATCTGGATCAATTACCAAGCTGGGACGCAGGAGACTTTCCATGTGCCTTGCCATTCGTGCGGGGAATATCAAGCGATGGAGTTCGGGCAGATCCGATGGGATGAAACGGCACGATCGGAAGATGGCAAATGGGATATGCGAAAGGTGACCGAAACTGCATCTTACTACTGCACAAAATGCGACGCTCCGTGGAGTGAGCGCAATCGCCGCCAGTCGATCGAGCAGGGCAAGTGGGTGGCGGCAAACGCAAGCTCGGAGGTTGGCCGTCGATCGTTCCGCCTGCCGAGCTGGTACTCGCCCACGATCACGTTCGCTGATTGCGCTAAAAAGTTCCTGACGGAAAAGCATTATCTGCACGGGTTGCAAGGATGGGTGAACGGGTGGAGTGCGATGCCGTGGGAAGATCAGTTCGACGACAACGAGCTAAACAATATCCCGCCTGGAGCCTTTGCCAAAAAGCAGGAATGGGAAACGGATCACATTAAGCTGGCCGCAATCGACAGGCAGATCGACGAGTTTTGGTTTGTGGTGCGGGCGTTTGCCAGAGACGGATCGAGCAGACTGATTGAGGAAGGCCGCCGCCGAACGATCGAGGACGTGGCTCACACGCTGGCCGAGCTAGGCGTGAAGAACATTCATACGTGCATCGACTCAGGTTATGAAACCCAAGACACCTACCGCATCGCCGCTCGTTACGGATGGACGGCGATCAAGGGTGAGGAACGCCAATACTACTACATTGAAAGCCAAGCCGGCCGGATGAAGTCGGTACACAGTTCCGATCAGCCAACGGATGCAGGCTGTCGCCTGCTCCTTCTTAGCTCTCCGGCCTGCCAAGATTTGCTGGCTTGGTTGCGTAGAGGGCAGGGGCCGCTGTGGGAAGTGGCCCATGATGTAAGCCCGGAATACCGCGAGCACATGGCCAGCCACAGAAAGGCACATCGCATTAACCGCAAGACCGGCAAGGATGTTTATGAGTGGATTCGAGTAAAGGGCAGGCAAGACCATTTATACGATTGCGAAACTTACCTGGCTGGATTTGCGGTGTGGGGGAAGGTGATTCAAGCGGAAGCAGCGATGGCACAGGAGGCGAAGGTATGATTGACACGATGGGAACGGAGTCGTGGATCGTGCTCTCCTTTTTTCCCTTTGGATTCAGAGCAGCAAAAACGCAACCGCGTTGCTGCTGGCCTTGGAGTCTATTGCCGCTGGGCAGGCAACCGTTTTTCAAAACGGAGGCCGGACAATGATTAACGCAAGCGTGGCTGGCAAATCGTTCAGCTACCAAGTCACCGCTGGCATCACGCCCGTTGAGGTGGCGAAAGCAGCTCTGGACGGCTGGCGTTTGATCCAAGGAAAGAACGATGCCGAAGTGGCCGCAATCTTTACAGGCGATCAGAGCCTCGTCACTTACCCACGGTTTAGGGAAACCACCTACTAAAATGGACATCGTCGGCAAAGTGATTTCGAGCTGGTCGCGCATGGTTAATGCCGCCCGGCACGATCCACGCAAACGCCGTTGGGTAGATGCCCAACTGGCCGACACAAAGCTGGACGTCAGCTCTGCATCTCGGCAATCGATCGCCGCTCTTTCCCGCTGGCTTTGTTACAATAGTGCTATCGTTCGCGGGGCGATTGATACGATGACGCGGAACGCGATCGGCGCCGGCATCAAATGCCAGGCACGCACAAAGGACGAGGGCTGGAACAAGGCGACAGAGGAGTGGTTGGCGATGTGGGAAGGATCTTGCGACGTGCGCGGTATTCTTACTTACCAAGCGATGCAGCAAGTTGCCACCCGCACCATGCTACGCGATAATGAAATTTTTATACTTTTGACTGATAACGGCGACGGCTGGCCGATGTTGCAAATGGTGGAAGGGCACCGCTGTGAAACCCCATCCTACGTGAAGGACGACGCCAAGATTTTCGACGGCGTTCGGATGAACAAGTTTGGGCGGCCTTTGAGCTACTACATCCGCACCGGCATAAACGGCGACACATTCACAGAAGTGCAGGCTGCCGATCTAATTCTGCTGGCAGAACGCGACAGGGCAGACGAAGTGCGTTCGCTTTCCAAGCTGGCATCGTGCATCAATCTGTTACTGGATCGGGACGAGATTCTGGACTACGAGATGCTGGCCTGTAAGCGGGCAGGGCAGATCGGGATGGCTATCGAATCGACGACCAACTCCGGTCCTGGATTCTTTAACCCGACAGAGACTGATTCAACAAACCTAACGACCGACAACCTTTTCGGTGGTGGTGCCTTGGTCAACGTCCCGATGGGCAAGACACTGCGTGAGATCAAAAACGATCGGCCTAGCCAGAATCTTCAGCAACACATGGATCAGTACATCCGGGCAGTGGCGTCCGGGCTTGGCGTACCTTACGCCTACATTTGGTCGCCCAATGAACTTACCGGCCCCAGCCAGCGGTTCGTTCTCGCCCAGGCTCAACGCCGATTCGACGAGATTTCCGACGCGGTGATTGAGCAGATGCTGAAACGGGTTCGCAAGTGGGCACTGGCCAAGGCGATTAAACGTGGCGATCTGACTCCGCCCAGGGGGATGGCGATGTGGTGGGAAGCGGTCTATCACACCCCAGCCCGCACTACGATCGACGCCGGCCGGGACAGCGCCGCCGACCGTGAGGATCTAAAGATGGGCATTAAGACTCTGGCCGACATCAGCGCAGAGCGCGGATCCGATTGGCAGGAGATCGTAAATCAGAAGATTGCCGAGCAGATCTACATTAAGCAAAAGGCACAGGAAGCTGGGCTGACTATGGCAGACGTGCAGATCACAGGCGCACCCGCTGCTCCTACTGAACCCGTGGCAGTCACGCCACCGGCCGCACCGTTGCCAGAGGATACGACCGTACAGCCCCAGCTTGAGGAAGCGATTGAGCCAGTGCAGGCATCGATTCCATCCACAGAAACTTTCACAATGCGTGACGAGCCAGATTTTAACCTTACAGCAAAAGAGATGAATATGGTGGTTAAGGCGATCGGGATCGGAGCAAAGCCTAAAACAAAAAAGAGAAAGTAGTTGATTAAGCCTGCCGAGTAGGAGCAGGCTTAGAACATGACAGGCGTTGGAGGCTTTATCTATGTTTTGCTTGCTGTAGGTGCTTTCTTTTTGCTGGTACTGCTTCTGCTTTTGCCTGTGTTTGTTTTTCAAATATCAAATTCATCCTTACGCAGTGAGGCACTACTGAAAAAGGCCGTAGCAGAACTAGAAAAGATTAACGCCCACCTAACTCCTCCGCTTCCTCCGCAGGAGTAATTTGACACGCCATGCGCGGGCATGGCTCAAAAACTATTTAAGGGAATTTCTGTCATCACCGCTGGCCCTGCTTTGGGTCACGGGATGGTCATCGACGCAGACACTCTGGAACAAGTTGTCCGGGCTGGTAACGATCTAGGTCAGGTCAAGGTACTCTCTGACCACAGCTCTAGCGTTTCTAACATCATCGGATACCTAGAAAACTTTACCCTAGACGGCGGTCGCGTCCGTGCGGATCTTACCTTGTTTGAGAGCCACGAAGGCTTTGCCTATTTCAGCGAACTAATCGGCACGCTTCCTGGGCAGATCGGATTCTCCATCAGCTTTAGTGGCGTGCCCAGAATGGCAGAGGACGGCACTCAACTGGCTGACGTCAGCACGCTCTACTCCGTCGATCTCGTGACTACCCCAGCGGCTAATCCGACAGGCGTTTATTCCGCACGGGTTGACACTCGTAAATCGCTTAATATGGAAACATCAGTCAAAGAATCAGCGCCGGTTATCGAAGCCGCGCCCGAAGCACCGGCGGCCCCGGCGTTTAATGCCGAGCAGGCCATCGCCGCTCTCTCCGCCCGGATCGACGAACTCGTCGGCAAATTTGCCGCCAAGTTTGAAGCCGTGGTTGAAGAAACTCCCGCAGTAGCCGAAGCACCCGTGGCAGAAGAAGCGCCCGCAGTTGTGGAAGCTCCTGCACCTGAAGCCAGCGCCAATCTAGAATCTAACGACAAGATCGTCGCTCTCGAAACCAAGCTCGCTCGCCTCACTGTCGAGCTGGAAGCCAGCAAAGGCACCCAGCCCGTTGAGATCAGCGAAGCCAAACCCCTTTCTCGTAATGAACTTCTCGCGAAGTTTAACGCAGAAAAAGATCCCCGTCGTGCGGCGGAGATTTTCAACCAAATCAAGCTCGCACGATAACTAAGAAAGAAGGATAGAACTATGGCAAATAGCCTCGCAACAACGAGCAACGGCAAAGTCGTAGCACAACGTGCTCTCGAATTGCTGGTTGAAAACTACTCATGGATCGCTTCCGGCGTTTCCGATTTCTCGGACGCTACCGCCCGCAAGGGTGACGCGATCATAACCCACACCGTCTCGATCCAGTCTGCCTCGGATTATTCCAGCACGGCCGGATACGTGGCTGGCGATGCAACTCAGACGGATGTCGCCGTGACCCTCTCAAATTTCAAACACGTCTCGTACGCTTTGAATGATGACGAGCGCACCAGCTCCTCGATCAACTTGGTCGAGCGCTTTGCAGCGCAAGCGGCCCACGCTCTTGGAAAGAGCATGGTTGATACCGTTCTCGCGTTGGTAACCAACAGCAACTACACCACGACCGCAACCATCGCGGCCGGTGCAGTGACCTTTGGTTCCATCGTCGACATCGCGGCTCAACTCAACAGCGCAAAGGCACCTATGGGTGGACGGTTTGCCGTTCTCAGCCCTACCAACTACGCCAATCTTTCCAAAGATTCCGTAGTGGTGGCGAATGCCCAGCGCTCCACCGACCTCGTCGGCGGCGCCAGCCTTGGCGAAATTCACGGCGTGAACGTATTTAACTACGCTTCGCTGCCTTCTGCGGTATCCAAAGGATTCATCGCCCAACAGGAAGCGATCATCGTGGCGGCTCGTCTGCCCGAGATTCCTAATGTTGAGTTCAGCGGCACCGTTGCCAACGTGACGGAAGCCAAGAGCGGTCTCTCGCTCCAGGTTCGCGAGTCGTACTCGCTCGTGACCGGCAGCGTGCAGCGCACCTATTGCCTCATCTACGGTGCGGCAAAGGGATCGGCCAGTTCGCTAGTTCGGATCGTGTAAGTTACAGAATCATCCGGGTTGCCCGGACGCATCGGGGGGTGCGTCCGGGCTTTCCCACTCAAAAAATATGAAAAACCCCCTAGTGTCTCTTGCTTTAATCGTCGGCCCCAACGAGGGCGACATTCTTAAACGCCTCATTCAATCCGCCCGTGGCCTATGGGACGAGGTCGTCGTCGTGGCGGCAGTAGGTAAAAATGAGGCGCACAGTGTGCGTATTTGCGCTCAGGAGGCCGCTGGCGAGGCTTTAGTCTGGGGGGAATACCAGAACAGCCCAGAGCACAGGGACTGGCCTCATATTGATAATTTCGCCGCTGCCCGCAATCAGGCGTTTAATTTGGCAAAAGGGAAGTACGTCATCTGGGCAGATTGCGATGACTTGTTTGACGGCGACCAGGCTAAGATCCACCGGCACGTTATTGAGGAACGAGAAAAGACAAACAAAGGCTGGGACATCCTAGTCACACGGTACGACGTCCAGAACAGTGGCATGAGGCACAATCGCCGAGAACGGATATTCCGAAGGCAGGCCGACGGATTCTTGCCAGCCATCTGGGAACGGGCAATCCACGAACGGGTGAAGCCAATCCCAAATACGGAAGTCGGACTAGCCGACGGCCTCGTCATCGTCCACGCACCGAACAACTGCAAAAAGAACTCCAGCGATCGCAACA